ACTATCCGACAAAGGTGCTGGAAAAGCACTGGCCGGATGTGCCGCGGTGGCGGGATATACGGACGCTGACAAAGGAGAGCTTTTATGAAAGAACAGGACTTCGAACAGTTGATGTTATTTCCGGCGGATTTCCCTGCCAACCGCACAGCGTTATCGGGAAAAGAAATGCAGAAAAAGACGGAAGGCATTTGTGGCCGGAATTTATTCGGGTTGTGCGAGAGCAGAAGCCCCAATATGTTGTTGGTGAAAATGTTAATGGCATCTTATCAACAATACATGAGTGTGTTTGCGCCGACCTGGAAAAAAGTAATTACGAAGTCTGGACGTTCTGTATTCCGGCTTGTGCTGTCGGAGCGCACCATGAAAGATACAGGGTTTGTATTCTTGGCATCTCCAAGGGCAAGCCAAGACTACAAACCAATTCGGGTGCAAACTCCAAAAGAACACAGCGGAAAACATGGTCAAACGCTTTGCGCAAGTATTGGGATTATTTACCCGGAGCATATTGGGCGATACATAAACCCCCAATTTGTGGAATGGTTAATGGGATTCCCGATTGGATGGGGGATATAAGCAATACAGAGAGCGGATGCAGTGTTACGGAAACGCCGTAGTCCCGGCGCAGTTTTACCCGGTGTTCCGGGCAATTGCGGAATTAGCATTGTATTGCGAGGAAAGATGTGCAGATGATCTGTAAACACAAATGACAAAAATGCAAAGGACGGCTAAACATGCAGAAAGTCAAGCGCAGAATCTTTTCCGGCGTGGTATGCGAACAGGAAGTTTTTAACATCTCTGCACGCATCAAAGAGATCAAACATGCCGCCCCGAGAATGCGCTTCCGGGACGAAGAAGAACGGGCAAAACACCGGGAGGGCATTTCCCGCCGCAAGCATGCACGCTTAATCAACGAAAATTTTAGCGCCGCCTCCCTGTACTGTACGCTTACGCTGGACGATGCGCACGAGGTGCACACCTTTTCGGAAGCAAAAAAGATTCGGGACCGTTACATCCGCAGGCTGAAATACGACTACCCCGACGCCGTGATCTTTGCCTATCTCGGCCGCGGAAAAAGCACGCATCGTATTCATATGCATATGCTTGTGGATGGCGTCCCGCCGGAAGTCATTCGAAAAAAATGGGGCCAAGGCAGTGTCCTAAGAGTGGATCGGCTGCGGGAACACAACTATTACAACGGGGTAGACCACGGGCAGGACTACACAGGGCTTGCCAATTATCTCTTCGACCACTGGACGCCCGAACAGGGCGGACATCGATGGAAGCAAACCAAAAATGCACGACGTCCCGACATCGAAAACGCCAAGCCGGTACGGCGCGCATACAGCGAAAGCCGTCCTCCGGCTGCGCCGAAGGGTTATATCCTTGTGGAAACACGCGGCAATGCATTCGGTTACTTATATTATAAGTACATAAAATGCCCGGACAAGCCTGAAACAAATAAAAACGAAAATCGAAAAAGCTGACTTGCTTCAGCTTTTTACAGCCTTGTAAATGCGTAAAGTTTGAGAGCGAAACACGACAAACGGGGATTTTCCGTCTTTTGTTCGGAACAATTCTGTCTAAAAGGAGCGCCCGCAGGCGCGTGCCTGCGGGAGATAACCGGGAAATAACGCAGCCTGTGAAGCGTCGCGGCGTTTTGCGCCGATCCCCCGCAAGGCGCAAAAGCGGACGCGGAACAGACGCGTTATTCTCGGTTATCCCCGTCCCGTCCTTCGAAAGATCTAATCTCCCGCGCCAAATCGAAAAGAAGAAAGGAGCAGACCACAATGAATTACTTTAAGGCGGCTGAACAGCTATTGGCAGCTCTGCCGGAACTCGAACGGGCAGTCGAAAACCTGAAGCACCGCGAGGATCGCATCGTGAACAGCGGCGCGCCGAAGATGCCGGCGGCAATAGATTATGCCAAGCCGTTTGCCGACGTGACGAGCATAAACGACACGCTGTCCGAAATGCTTGCATTGACGGAAGTGCAGAGAAACCGGCACAAAACAGAATCGCAAATCGCCGAGATAAAACGCATACTGGCGCAGATGGAAGCTGAACATCAAGCGCTTATACGGATGTGGTATGTCGAACGAATGCCAAAGGAATCCATCATGCAGTCGATGTGCATAGAATCGCTCAAAACGGTATACAACCTGCGAAATCGGGCGGTCGCGCAGTTCGCGCTGCTCTATTTCGGCGCGCCCGCACTCGATTCTGTGTAAAAAAAACGGGAATGGAAATTTGACTTCGGTCGATTTATACTAACAGTGTGAAAAAAACGTATACGGGAAAGATTTCTCCGCTGCGGCTTCGAGAGCTTGCAGCGCTGCTGCAAAGCGGTGAGGAATGGCGTTTTTATAGCTGGGGCGAATGGAGGGCATGCCGGCGCGAAGTCTTACGGCTT